ACCACGAATAGGTAAACCATTATATAATGATGTCATCTCACCATCTGGTCCTTCTATAGTACCACCATCATTAGTTATTATAACTTTTGCAGTTATTGTTGGTGAAAATATATCTTCATAATAAGCAAAAGTTACAACACCTTTAGCTATATCAACACTCTTAGAACCATCAGTAGATTCTATAATAAATTCTTCGTAAATTGATGCGTCTATTGCTGCCATTATGTGTAGTGTAATTCTAATGTCTGGAGTTTACCCCAAATACCTTCATCATTTTTAGTAGGAATTTGTGAAGAAGATCCTCCACTATTTATTGGTGCAGGTGGAGATGGTGTAGATGCAGATGAAGGTTTAGAAGATGATACAGGAACAGGTATTATTCTTGATTTTTTACGTTTTCTACCTATTGTTGGTCTTTTAGATTGAATAGGTTCAATAATAGATGAAATTAGATTTTTTTGAGTTTTAACTGCTTCTTCAGGATCTAAACCTTCTAAATTAGTAGATTCTATTTGTCGCTTTATACCTTCAACTTCACCTTGAGATTGAGCAAGATGTTCCTTTAATCTACCTACCGTTTGTTCTCGCAATTTATCAAATTCATCAACTCTTATAAGTCCTTTATTTTCTTCTTTATGCTGCTCAACAAGTTTTTCCAATAAACTTCTTGATGCTCTCAATTTAGTAACTTTATCAGCATCACCTTTAATAATTCTATTAATAAACTCAGGAGTATATTTTTCTACATTCTTCTTAGGTATAATCGCTTCACCGCCCTCAACATTAATATTTTCTCCACCTTCTTCATGAGATTTTCCTTTTATAATTCCACCATCCTTAAACATTTCAAAACCACTATCTTCACCAGGTTCTAATTTAAATTCTTCATTAGAATCTTCTTCTTTTGATACATTATCATTAGTTTCTACTTTTCCTTTTGGTGTTAATTCTTTTGGTGTAGTATTAATTCCTTCAACAACATCTCCTTTAGGTTCTCCTTTAGATTCAATTTCATCCGTTTTAACTTCATCTCTAGTTGTACCAGGTGGAGTTCTTTCACCAGTATCTCCTTTTTCTTTATCTGTTTCTGGTAATGGTGGTGTCTTACCTTCTGTTTCTCCCTTCTTAGTATCTACTACTTCCGATTCCTCACTTTCTTCTGGTAATAATTGTGGAGGTACAATCTCATTCAAAGGTGTAGATGCAACTTCATCCCAACTATTTCTTGGAATTCCCATTGATCTGGGATCATTAAATGTTTCAAATGTAGAAAATAAATCTCTTGTTAATTTTCTGAAAGAATCATCAGTAGAATCCAACTCTTCTTTCATATATCTTTCATCTTCTGTAAAGTCAATTTGTTGAATTGCCTCATCAGAATTTTTCAAATTACTTTCAAAAAAACTTAAATTATTGATAATACTATCAACCATTCCATTCAATGCTCTCATTAGAGTTGATACTCTACCAATAAAACCTACAATAGATTTATTTAAAGCTGGTAAAGTAGTGAGCATCCACCCTACAAATACAACACCTATAGTATCTAAAATTCTACCTAAAAATCCTCTTGTACTTTTAGATGCTACAGATCCAGTTCTTCTAATAGCACCACCAACTGTTGATGCTTCTATTTCATCTTCTCTATCTTTTCTTTTAATATTTTCTTGTCTCTTCCTAAAATAAGAATCATCACTACGTATTAGTTTAGATTTAAAATCATTAGCTTCCTTAGTTTGTTTCTGTATATCCGTTGCAATTCTTTGAGATTTAGTAAAAGCATTTGCAAACGAATTAACAGATCTACTAATATTTTTTATATTAATAGAAGATGATAATAATGAATTTTTGACTATTGCTTTTGACATATTATACTGGTACTACTTGATAATTTTTATACGAATTATAAACATAAGTATTAGCATTATTAGAAGAATTTATTACTGGAGTTTGCTTATCACCACTCTTACTAGTCCCACTTGGTGACTGTGGTACACCCTCATTAGTATTACCAGAAGAGTTAACCATAGATGATATTAACTTATTATTATCTAAATCTTCATCCGAAACTGATATTTTTTGAGAAACGTTATTTTCCTTATTTTTATTAATTGGTACAACTGTTTTAGAATCTAAATCTATCTTATACCCTTCTGGTACATTCTCTTGCCATTTTCCAGCACCTGGAACATCTCCAGAAGAATCTTCTTCAGTGGGAGTAACATTTTCTGATGTAGTAGTATTACTATCACTTTCAACATTAGTAGTATTATTAGATTTATTTTCTTTAGAATCAATAGGTTCTGGTTTTCCAAAGAAAAAATTCAATAATTTATTCCCCTCATTAGTTTTTTCAGGTGGTGTGTAATCTTCAGGTATCACACCATCATCTTTTAATTGCTGTGTATTATCATCACTACTACTATCATTAGTAACTACTTCTCGTGGAGTCCATGTATCAGTCTCCTTATTATAATTCATGGGCTTAACTACCCCATCTGCAGGATCTTCACGTTCTGCCCAAAGTTGTGGTGTATCAGTAGTTTCTAAATCATTTACATCTGTCCAAGTACCTTCTGTCTCTTTCTTCTCATCTGGTAATGCAATAGGTTTCATTCCAGGAAATAATGGAGTATCTGCTATAAAATTCCATACTCTTATAAGTAATTTTTTTATAGATTCAAAAGGTGCAAGAATTAAACCAGCAGCTGTAACTCTAAGAACTCCAGTTCTTAAAGCCATTAAGGTTCCTTTTATAGATCCAATCTTACCTCTAGTTAATAATAATAAACCACCTATTATAAGAACATTTTTTGTTACATTTGATATTACAGATTTTAATAAATCAGTATTTTTTGTACTTAAAGCTTGTATTGTTAAAACGACTTTATCAAGTAACCAAGCACCACCTATCACAAAAAGAAAACTTGATAATCTAGATAATAATCCCCTAGTCTTTGTTGTAATTTTTTGAATAGGAGCAAATAAAGCATTTTGTATTTTTTGTTCTATTTGACCTTCTTTTCCTTCTCTTAATCCTTGTTCTGCTAATTGTGCTTCTCTATTTTGTTTTGCTGCTTCTCTTTGCTGATCTATCTGAGAACTGGCTGCTAAATTACTTTGTATACTTGACAAAGACATACTCAACTGATTTATCCTACCCGATATACTGGCAAGTTGTTGAGAAACACCACCCAATGCTGTTGAATTTTGTTGTATTAAATTAGTTGTTACTGGATCTGGTTCTGCAGGTGCAGGTGCAGGTGGTGGTGCAAAAACACTAGAAGGTACAGACCTTCTAACTGCTTGTATTCCTCCTGCCAGTGGTGATGCTAGTTCAGCCATTTGATTGTTGTGCCTTTAAATTCTCTTCTTCAATATACTGTTGAAGTAGAGAAATATAAATTTCTCTTTCCCAAGGCATCATATTTTCTAACTCTGTTAAGCTATATTTATGATGTTGCATTAAGGCAAAGTTCATTTTATAGTATGACGCAAGATCCTCATGTGCCATACTTATCCGAAAAAACTTTGTAATCCCTCAATAACAATTTCATTTTCGACCTGTGTATTTGGATTAATTACCTTAACTGTATGTGATAGTTTAGGCATTGTTTCAAAAAACTTTTCAATCTGTTTAAATTGAGATGAATTTAATTGTTCTAAAAATTGTGATAATTCTTTTTTAGTACAATCAGAAGCAGCAAATGATTCTTCTTCAGAATATACTTGCTCAATACAAGAAGCAATCAAATCAAATGTATCATCAACATTTACATCACTCATACTAGAAAAATTATTCTTAATGAATTCATCTAAAGATGGATATTTCATTCTTAAAGTATATTGACCATCAAGAACAATATCCTTTGAATGATCTTTATCTATCTGTACCTTTATACTATCAATATTAATTGCAGTTGGTACTTGTGTTTTACCATCATCAGGACAAGTAACCATAACTTCAATCTGTTCACCAACAGATTTTCCACGAATATTTAAAAACAAATATTCAATATCAAAAGTAGATAATTTTTCAACTTTAATTCCTCTTGTGTTAATACACGAAGAAATTACATTTTTAACTGCATTAGCAATTTGTTTGGTATCTTGACTTTCCATTGCTAATATAAGAATCTTTTCTTCTTTTACTAAAAATGGTCTAAATTTAATCTTCTTTTTAGAAGAAGGTATAACCAACTCATAAGAAGGTGTCGCAATTTTTGGTAAAGGCATAATAAACTATAACAAGTCGTAATTTATATAGGTAGGTTTTTCTAATCTCTATTTCGACCTGCTTCTATATCATTGATACCATTTATTACAACATCACTCAACCCATGAGAATTAAGAACCTCTTTAGCACCAACAATTGGATTAGCAGAAGATGCATTATTATTTTGTACATTAACTTGTCCTGTAGGTGATACTGTTCCTGTAGTCTCACCTGATGTTGAAGTCTGATATACATTCTTATTTAAAGAACCAAAACTAGTATTAAATTGACTTTTCTGTATATTAAAATCAGCATTATTAAGAGCTGTTCCCTTATCAAAAGAAAACGAAGTTGTTTCACCTGCAATATATCGATCATAACTAAAATTGCAAGTTGCTTTTAATACCTGTGCACCTTCATATGAAACTCTAGTAGAGTTTAATGACATTGGGAATAATCCAATAAACTTATACTCTAGAAATTGTCTATAGTTTCTTTCAAATTTAACAATTCTAGTTTCATTTGATTTATAGTCTTCAGGATATCTCATTCTATAATGATATGCATTATCTGTAAGATTTGGTTGACTAGCACCACTAATATATTCCATCCAATGCTCTAAAAATTTTAATGACTTATATAAATTATCAACATAAAACTCTAAAGATATCTGAGTAAAATTTCTAGTATGAGCAAATCTTTCTACAACACCTTGATAATCACCAACCGTATTAATAGTTGCAAAGGCACTTCCAGGTAAAGATGCGGAAGAACATAATAAACCAACATCATCTAATTGAAATCTAGAATCTACACCTTTTGATCTTAAATGACCCATTAAAGTATTAGGATCATAAACAGTACCTTGAGGTAAACCAAATTTTACTAGATAATGATTTGTTTGAGCAACATTCTGAAATTTGGGTAAAATTCTTGATATTTGCTGTGGAATTGGAGCTGGCACTCTAAATACTATTATAACTTGTAATTCTATTTAGATGGCTTATAAGGGAAAATATCAACCAACCTTCCCTAGAAAATATAAAGGTGACCCTACCAACATTATATTTCGATCATTATGGGAAAAAAAATTTATGAATTATTGTGATAAAAATAAAAATGTTCTAGAATGGAACAGTGAAGAAATTGTTATTCCATATCGTTCACCAGTTGATAATCGTATTCATCGTTACTTTCCAGACTTCTATATGAAGGTAAGAGAATCTAATGGTACAATTAAAAATTATATAATTGAAGTTAAACCATTAAAGCAATGTTCGCCACCCAAAAAACCAAAAAGACAAACTAAAGGTTATCTTAGAGAAGCATATACATATGCTACAAATCAAACAAAATGGAAAATGGCAAGAGAATACTGTAAAGATAGACAATGGGAATTTAAAGTCGTTACAGAAAAAGAATTAGGTATTAAATAATGGCAAGAGAAACTTTTCTACAAGGTCAGAGAAGAAAACTAGCAGAACAAAGAAGTAATAGAATTACTCCAATTCTAGATGATTTGATAGGACTTGAGGATGTAGATGATCTTATGATGCAAATTACAGATGCTTTAACATCAGCAGATGCAAGAAGTGTTGAATCAGGTAAATACTATACTTTTTTATATCTCGCAAAGACACCTAATATTAGATATGATCAGCATCCATTAGTTGCAGTATTTGATGTTGTTCCAGATTGGGGTTTTCGTGGATTGAATTATCATTGGGGTAAAATGAGGAATTATACCTTTGATGAAGTGATGAGTGGGATATACAATGTGACTGAAATGGAGTTTAGATCACTACGATCAATTCCTTTTGGAAGATTCCGTCTAAATACTTAATAATAATAAAATAGGGTCGATGCCAATTAGAAGATTAGCAAATAAACTTTCCAAATACCTAACAGGTCAGACAGGTGCAGTAAAAGATAAAAAAAGATCAGGTGGTGGAAATTATCTTCAATATCCAGTTAACAGAACTCAAGCAGAATCAGAAGATTCGTTATTGATTAAAGCACTTGAATATATGCCACCAAAATCAGGCGTAAGTAATGATCAAAGAAGTGGTACTTTTGGATTAAAATCAGGATTTGATATTGATAAAGCGATTTCAGATGGTTCGTTTCAACCTGGTAGTCAACTAAGTGGAACATTTAATGTAGCTGAGGTAAAGTGGGAAAAAACAGGAAAAATAACTGGATCTAAAAAAGCATTTAAAATTGCAAATATGGGAGGTATGGATGCCAGAGTAAATCAAGGTCAAAAAGATAATAAACAAAAAATAAAGTATTATATAGAACTACCAATACCACAGCAAATAAATGATAGCAATGCTGTAAGTTGGGGTGAAGACACTATGAATATAATGGAAATGGCAGCACTCACTGTTGCACAACAAGCCGTTAGTGGTGGATTAGCTGGAGCGGCTGATAAATTTGAAAGTGCAAGAAAACAAATATTAGAAGGTGATACTGCTACAACATTTCCAGGTTTAACGGATGATGTTCGTAGAGGATTGGTAGCAGCATTAAGTGGGCAAGCAATAAGTGCTTTAGGTTCTAACGTAAGTTCTGCAAGTGCTCTTGGAAGAACTACTGGACAAATATTAAATTCCAATCTTGAATTATTATTTCAAGGTGTAACACTTAGAACATTCCCATTTAATATAACATTCTCCCCAAGAAGTAGAGATGAAAGTGATCGAGTCAAAGAAATAATTAAAAGATTTAAAAAATCAATGGCAGCAAAAACTGGTAGAACAGATTTTGCTACAAATGGTGGTATTTTCTTAAAAGCACCTGATATATTCCAACTTAAATATTTAAGTAATGGTAGAACTCATCCATTTTTAAATTCATTTAAACCTTGTGCTTTGACTAATATAACAGTCAATTATACTGGAGCAGGAACCTATGCAACATATGGTGATGCTACACCAGTAAACATTAAACTTTCATTAGTGTTTAAAGAAATCAATCCAATATACGCTGAAGATTACGAAGAAGGTAATTTATTCGGAAACAATCCAGGACCAGGAGTAGGATTCTAATGGGATACTTTAGAGATTTACCAAATATAATGTATCAATCACCTTTACCTGAAAAGGTATCTAGTCGTGATTATATTGCTGTAAAAAATTTATTTCGTAGAGTTAAATTAGCATCTGGAGTTGGAGATGCTGTTACTCTATTCAATAAGTATATTATTACTGATGGTGATAGACCAGAAACTATTGCAGAAGATCTTTATGGCAGTTCTTCTTTAGACTATGTTGTTATATTATGTGCAGGTATTAATAACATTATAGAAGATTGGCCATTACAAGATTATCAAGTTTATAATTATGCTTTAGAAAAATATGGCACAACAGAAAAAATGAATGAAGTTCATCATTATGAAACAAATGAAATTAGAGATCAAAATAATAGATTAATTCTAGAAGAAGGATTAACTATAGAAGATACTTTTGAAATAGATGGACCTGGATTACAATATAGAGAAAGTGGTGCTGCACCAATAACTTGGACATCAATTCGTGAATCTGGAAATGTTACTCTGACTACGAATACACTTGGTGGAAGTGCTCAATTAATTCAAGAAACGATTGGATATCCAGTAAATAATTTAGAATATGAATTTCTCAAAAATGAAGAGAAAAGAAAAATTGACGTATTAAAACCAGGATATTTACAACAATTTATTAATGATTTTAAAGATTCAGTAAAATATAGTAAACATTCATTATATTTAACATCATCATTAATAGCAACTGAAGGAACAGAAATAAATCCACAATAAAAAAGACCCACCCGAAGGTGAGTCTTTCCAATATTCAGGCTCTCTTGGATCATCTTTAGGATCCCAGTAGAAGAACTTCATCTGGGATAATCGACAATGTTTAAGAGGCTTGATTTTCATTATTCTTCTGCTAGTTTAGCAAAGTATGATAGTGCATCATCGTCTTCATCATTAGAACTAGATCTTGATGATGGTCTAGATGCAGCAGCAGTAACTAATTCTTCTGCTGAACCACGATCATTATCTTCATCAACAACTTCGGGGTCTTGACGAACTGTAGACTTATTACCAAGAACATAGTCTAAACGCTTTTTCAAATCTTCATAAGACTTGAACTGATCAGTGGCAACTAACTCAGCGAGTGAGTATTGCTTCTTCCATAGTCCTTCCATTGCTTCGTCATCTTTAAGAAGAGGACTTACAGCAGCGAACTCAGAAGAGTCATAGTTTCTATAACCAGCAACGTTCTTTGCCTTCAACTTGAAGTTAGCACCTTGCCAGAAATCAAATGGATCAATTGCTTCTTCATCCTCAAACTCAGGTTGCATTGCTGCAGTTAGTTTGTCAAAGATTTTCTTACCATACTTGTATAAGAATACTTTGCCTTCGTTTTCAGGATTAGCAGGATCCTTAACAACATAGATGTTGCTAA